ATTATTGAGCTGCACATCCGTAAGCGTGCAGTGAGAACCGTATTGACGAAGTGAAGCTGGTCAGGCAGGCAGAGTAACCCGCCACGGGAGCAGAGCACCCACCCGGTTCACAGGCCAGTCGGCGATGACATCAAGTACATAATGCAGATAGCGTTCCGGATCCACGCCGTTTAATTTGCACGTCCCGATAAGACTGTACAGTGACGCACCGCGCTCACCACCATGATCCGAGCCGAAGAACAGCCAGTTTTTTCTCCCCAGACTGACCCGTCGTAGGGCGTTTTCGGCAATGTTATTATCCACCTCCACCCAGCCATCTTCTGCATAGCGGATCAGCGCCGGCCACTGGTTCAGCGCATACCCGAACGCCTTCGCCAGTTCTGAGTGCCTTGAGAGGGTTTTCTGTTTCTCCCGCAGCCACCCCTCCAGTGACGCCAGCAGCGGCAGCACTTTTTGGTGCCGGACTGCCTGCCGTTCCTCTGCTCTTTTACCTCTGAGCTCCGACTCGATGGCATACAGCTCGCCGATCCGTTTCAGCGCCTCCTCCGTCAGGGCTGACGGGGTACGGACGTGAACATCGTGGATTTTTCGGCGGGCATGGGCCCAGCACGCGGCTTCCTTTATATGGCCGTCGCGGTAGAGCTCGTTGAACCCGGCGTAGGCATCAGCCTGCAGTACGCCACTGAAGCCTGCAAGATGGGTCTGAGGGTGGATACCTTTTCTGTCCGGGCTGTAAGCGAACCACACTGCGGGGGCCAGCGCTGATCCGGCGTTGCGGTCGTCTCGAACGTACGTCCATAAGCGCCCGGTCTTCGTCTTCTTATTGCCCGGCAACAGCACCGGGACAGGCGTATCGTCAGCATGGAGTTTGCCGTCGGTCAGGACATAGTGCTGAAGGGCTTCATCCAGCGGTGCCAGCAGACGACAACACGCATCCACCCAGCCCGACAGTACAGAACGACTCAACACTACACCCTGGCGGGCATAGATCTCCGACTGGCGATACAGCGGTGTGTGCTCTGCATACTTTGAGGTCAGCACTCGGGCCAGCAGCCCCGGTCCGGCGATCCCCCGTTCGATGGGGCGCGAAGGAGCCGGGGCCTGAACGATGCGATCGCACCGACGGCAGGCATGCTTTTCACGGACTGTCCGGATAACCCGGAAGGCGCTGCGCATCAGCTCCAGCTGTTCGGCGGCATCCTCACCCAGGTAACTCAGCGAACCACCGCACTCCGGGCAACACGGCTCAGTCGGCAGCAGCCGCTTCTCATCCCGTGGGAGTGACTCAGGGAACGGTTTGCGGGTGCGGGTCTGACGCAGCGGGCGCTGCACTGCCGGGTCATCCACCCGGCCGGTCAGCGTATCGCTTTCCTGCTGCAGCAGGTTCAGGTCAGCTTCCATTTGCGCGATACGGCGGGATACCTTTTCGGAACGACTGCCGAAGTTCATCCGGCGCAGCTTATCCAGTTGCGCCTGCAGATGGTCTATTTCGCGTTCCCGGTTGCTCAGCTTTTCCTGCAGGGCGTGGATCAACGCTTCCTGTTCGGCCAGGCGCTGTTTCAGCAGAAGGATGTCGTCAGAAGAGGTGTCGTTCATAAGCCTGTATTTTACCAGGCTTATTCTGCGACAACCAGGATAAAGAGCGCTACAACATGGTCAGGGATGTCAGTAACCGCTTTGGCTGTCGCCAGTCGATACCTTCCATCAGCATCGCCAGTTGCGCCGGCGTCAGGAACACTTTGCCATCGCGGGCTGAGGGCCAGGCGAAGCGACCACGTTCCAGTCGCTTTGTCAGCAGGCACAGACCATCGCCGGTGGACCAGAGCAGTTTTACCTGACTGCCGCTGCGTCCCCGGAAGATGAAGACGTGGCCGGACATCGGGTCATCTTTCAGCGCGGTCTGCACCTTTGCGGCGAGGCCATTGAAGCCGTTGCGCATATCGGTGATACCGGCAACCAGCCAGATTTTTGTGCCTGCGGGAAGATTTATCATACAGGCCCCCGCATCAGTTCGCGCAGGACAGTGCTCATGAGTTCAGCAGAGGGATGAGTCAGTGTTATTTCTCCTCCCCGACATTTTATGTGGCAGGTAGCGGGAGGAGAGCAGGATGGTAGTTCGAAGGTTGGGAGAGAAGAGCCCGCCTGAAGCTGCACGGGTATCAGGGCAGGAAGCGACGATGAGTTTTTTCGGGGCCGACAGACCCGCCCTTCACGCTGCCAGAGCCTTATCCATTTAAAGAGCAGGTTATCATTGACGTCATGTTTCCGGGCCAGTGCGGCAATACTGCCTTCTTCTTCAAGAGCCAGCCTGACCAGTTCCATTTTGAATTCAGGGGAATAGTGTTTCCGGGGAAGTCTTTCTTTAGCGCGCATGAGGTGTCCACCTGCAAAATAAGTGGGTGCTTAAGTTACAGGATCCTGGATTCGGGACCAGACGGTACTCAGACGACGCTTACCTTTAATCGCCTGACAGCGCTTGATGCGCATATCGTCTATCTGACCGTCATCCAGCCAGAAGCCCGCACTGGTGAGTGCGTCAAAAACGGCTTTGGGCAGATTGTCCAAATCTCGTTTGCGGTTATCAGGGGGTGCTGCGTGGATGGTAATTCTGATGCGAGGGGTTATTTTGATGTCTAGCTGATGCTGTTGGATTATCTGAATTACTTCTTGTCGGTATCGTTTTCCCCAGTCGCTGATGTAGTGAATGCCTCTTGAGTGTCGCCAATACCGGTTATTGCTTGGCGGCCATGGCAACTTTATCCGGTATTCGTTCATCTCACTGTTATCCTCCCCTCTCTGGATAACTTCTGAATAGTCAGAACGATTGCACGGTCCATTTCTGCCCGTCGCTCATCCCGGCTCATGTCCTTGCCGTTATCAATTCTGGCGTGACATTCAGGGCACAGTGCAGCGGTGAGACTGTCGTCAACCTTCAAACCCACCCCTTTTCCTTCGTTCCTGTGAGCAGCCTGAACGCCATAGCGTCCGCATAAAACGCAACAATCAATTTCCCTGACGGCCTTAAGCCATTTGGTGCTGCGATACATATTCCCTCCAGTGCTTAACCATGATTTTATGAGGTACGCGAAGATGCACACCGTTAGCGCTTGCCCATTGCTTTATTGCTGATGGGGTGCGATTCAGGGTTTCAGCTATCAGAGCGACCGGAACCTTTCCGGCGACGCGCCTGATGTAGTCCGTCTCGCGCTTCGTGTAGGGCTTGTTAGGTGTGCCAGGTTTAGCCATCTTCTTCGTCCGTCATGTGTTGATTGGGGTCGCGATATACCACGCTCTCCAGAGCACAGGATTCGCAACAGTAGGTTTCGTCCTCAGCTAATGGGTTATTGCAGCTACAGCAGTAACCAGCGCGGGTAATGGATTGCTGTTCGTAATGGTGAGAGGATTCAGGAGTTAGCATGGCTGGAGTCCTGCATCATCAGGAAGACGATTGCTACAGCACGAAGCGGGTTTCGATGCGTGGCTCTGATGCCCGATTCATGCGATGCCTGCCATACGGTCTTGCCTGATGGAGCGAGGCCAATCCGATGTTTCTTCATTGCTGAGAAAAGTTCGTCAGCCCGACGCAGCGGAAAATAACCAGTGTCCTGCACTGTGTTTAACCAGTTCCATGACAACTTAGCGCCCGTCTGGTCATACGGGTGAATGGTGGCGCTGTACTTCGGCTTCAGAAAATAAGCCAGGCGGACGCTTATCTCTCCGTCGCTCAACTTCGAATAATCAGTCATATTTCCTCCGTGCACGCTCGCGCAGCCAGCGGATATCCGCCAGGTGAGACGTGTAGTTGAAAGTTAATATTTGTGAGGGTGGTAGTTCTGGCTTGCGTTTAGTGCGGGTTGTGACGCGGAAAATCATATTGTCTATCGCGATTTGGGTAACGATTCGTCGTCGTGTCATGCTGCCTTCCCTGTTCGTTGGGCCCATTCGTATTCCCGGCGAGAATCATCACTCCACCTGACGTTTCGCTCAGCGCCGAACCAGAACATGATTTCGATTAACTCCGTCATGCTGGCCTTTCTCATCTTGCTTGTTCGTACCCCAAACATAACAACGCCCCCGTCTATTCCGGGGGCGCTGCGCTGCTCTTTCCTCTTGGTTTTTAGCCAGAGAGCGGTGAATATGTCTTTCCAGTCGGCCTCGTCATAGCGCTGCCCGTGCCAGAGAACCTGCCGCGAGACATCCTGTAGCATGGGCCACATGCGGTCGTTTTGCGCCTTGGTTCTCTTGGGTTCTTTAACGTGGACTTCGTGGGGTGACTTATCGTCGATGGGCAATGCGAGAATGGAGTCTATGGCGTTATTTCTGATTGCTTCGCTTCGAAGCAGGTATGTTTGCTTCATGGCTGACCCTCTGATTCCATGCCTCTGCTGCTTTCTTTGCGGTTTCATGGAGTCCTGACCTGCTTTCACAAACCCAGCACTCCGCCCAATACCAATAGGTGCCAACTTCAGTTCCGTCAGTCGTAAAAGTCTCCACATGCCCACCGCAAAATGGACAAGGTTTCAACTCGCTCACTTGCTGTCTCCTTTTACTGTAAGACCAGCGGCGCGGATGGCTAGGTTGCATTTGTTGCGCATGTCGTCAGCGCCTGATGCATACCCTTGATACCACTCAGTATTTGCACCAAGAACAGGAAGCGGAGGCAGTACCACGGTTGGTGTTTTGGAAATGGCATCAATGATGGCTTGCGGACTTTCAGTAACTTCGATGCGTTCGCCGCTAATCATTTTCAGAATGGTGTTGCCCGCATGAATCATGGATTCGATTTGTTCCGCGTTGACGTATACAGGCTCGCTTACAAACCTTGTTTGTCCGCCAGTAATGCTACTATCAGCAGACCAAACACTGCACTTCTGCGTTAGCGTTAGAATTTTCATCTCGTTGCCTCCATCAGCTCATCGGGAATGTCTACCTCATCGCCAAGCTTTGCAGCTACTACAGCGCGGCAGATGGCGATTTGTGGCGTTTCCGCATCATAAATAGCTCTGTCAAAATGTGGTTTGCAGCTTGCCGTAAACGCGCCTTCATCGTCA